CTATATTGTAATAAAGAACCGTCAATTAAGCCTTCAGTTGTTGTATCTACATCGCCTAATAATTTTAATTGTAATGAGCTGTTTTGTAATGTGGCACCAGATGGTATCGTTACAGATACTTTTTGGGGTCCAGCAGATGTAGGTGAACTGATCCTAGCAGTTATGTTAGCCATTCAAATCTCTCTTTTTACTTATATTTATATTAATTTTAATCTATAATAAAGAATAATTTAAACACTTACTTCAGGTCTAACGGTAATAATTCCTTCTAAAACTCTTGTAACTGAACCAGTACTAGAGGTAATTTCAACGTCATAGACGTATCTTTCAGCGTCCAGAGCGGTTGTTTGATTGGCTGTTAAAGAAATAGTCAAAACACCAGTTGTTCTGTCCGCAGCAAAAGCAGTAGTCATCGCTGTTCTTGTTCTTGTAGATGAATACCCTCTGGCCAGTTTTGCAACGGCCGTATAGCCAGTCAAATCAAATACGTTTCCGTTTATGTCTTTTACGGTTATATCTGATGTAAATGTTGCGCCTTGGTCTATTGATAGGTTTGCTACAGCTGCCATTTATTTTGTTTCTTTAGTTTCCTTAACCTCTATACCTAATTCTTCTATAATTTTATTATTATAATATTCTGTAAGTACGTCTATTTTCTCAATTTCAATAAGTAATCTTGTCTTATTGTTTTGTATTTCTTGTCTTGCTATAATGTAATTTTTCAATTTATCACTGAACTTAGTTTCATCATAGTCTTTACCGTTAATGGTTATTGACATATAGTCTCCTTTATGATATAATTCATACTATATTTATACATCATAAATAGACTTATATAACTAATGAAACAAATTGATTCAGTACACCTTGAAATAACTAACCGTTGCAATGCAAAGTGTCCTATGTGTTCTAGGACTAATAATCCACTTATACTCAATAATCAATCAGAAATTAGTTATGATAATTTTATTAAGTTTTTTCCAGTAGATTTTATCAAATCATTAAAAAAATTTAAATTTTGTGGTAATTTTGGAGACCCAGCTATAGCTCACGATTTATTACCTATAACAAAATATATTTTAGACAATAATCCTGATATATTAATGTCTTTAAGTACAAATGGTGGTATAAGAAATACAGATTTTTGGATTAAATTAGGAGAACTTTATAAATTAACACCTAAATCTTTTGTAGAATTTCATATAGATGGATTAGAAGATACAAACCATACATATCGTGTTGATGTTAAATGGTCTAAACTTATGGAAAATGCAAAAGCCTTTATTAGTACAGGTGCTAACGCTAAATGGTTTTTTATACCTTTTTTTCATAATGAACATCAAGTGGAAGAAGCTGAAAAACTTTCTAAAGAAATGGGGTTTGGAGAATTTGTTTTGAAAATTTCGGCAAGATTTAAGGATTTCAAAAAACCATACTTGTATAAAGATAAAGACAATAACAAAAAATCAATTTATCCGCCAACAGCAGATCGTTTTAACATAGAAGATATGCAAGTAGAAAAAGGACCTCTTATTTGTTTACATAAACAAAGAAAAGAAATATACGTTGATTCTTGGGGCAATTTATTTCCTTGTTGTTGGACAGCTTCTTTATTTCACAAATCTACAAACTGGCCTATTTACAAAGATAAATATAATATATCATTATATAATAAAACTATATTTGAAATTTTAGAAAGTAAATTATATAATGAGTGGTTAGAGATAATGTATGCAAACAATAAATCCGTTTGTCATCAACGTTGTACAGGATCACAAGTTCACGTTATTGAGGTGGATGGAGTTAAAACACCACAAAAAACTTTGTGGTATACAAAAAAAGAAAGAATAGACAATGAATAGTACTTATAATATAAACGGAAAAACATTTAGCACTTTTGATGTTTTTAAACCTATTGCAACAGGTGAAAAAATAGCAATATTATATACAGCTGGTATCAAATCACACTTATTAGCACTTATGGCCAAACAAATTTATGGCATAGAAAATATTGTATTTGTTTTAAATACTCCAGAAGAATTTTTTAATTTTAAAAATAATCCAACAAAATTAACTAAAGTAAAAAACAATTTTACTTTAGGATTAGAAAAGTTGAATGCTATTCATTCACTACACAATACAGAAGGATTATTTGAAGAGCACAAATTTAATTATAATTTAATAATGGAAAAAATTAATGAAAAATTTTCAAACGTAAAATTTCTTTTTGCAGGCCATAACAATATGCATCAGGAAACAATACAGTTATTATTAGACTCAGGTTGGGACAAAGGGTTACTTTCCGTAAACGAACTTAATGAATACTTAGATAATAATTCATCAAAATATCCTGAACTTTATTATTATACTAAAAATTTAGATTACAAAATACCTGCTGTAAATAGAGTATTAGGGTTTGAACAAATAAATCATTATTATCAATCTGTACAAAAACCTTTTGTAAATTTAACAACCGCTAATATAATTAAATTTTACGAAATATTAAGTTTAAAAGATAAAATTTTTGAATCTGTTTCTTGTCCAGTTTTAACAACAAAATTAAATTGTGGATATTGTAGTGATTGTTTAGGTAAAAAATATGCATTATCACAAGCAGGCATAGAAGATACTACAGATTACTCTTAAATTATTTTTTTATTATGAATATATTATGTGTTAAATGGGGAACAAAATATTCTTCAGATTATGTTAATAGACTATATAATATGGTCTTAAAAAACTGTAATGGCCAACCGTTTGATTTTTATTGTTATACAGATAACAATTCAAACCTTTTAGACAATATCAAAACTATTAAAATAAATTCAGACTTAAAAGACTGGTGGCCTAAACTTGATTTATTAAATATTTTTAATAAAGACGTAAACATATTTTTTGACTTAGATGTTATTATATTAAATCCTTTAGATAGATTATTTTCTGTCAAAACAAGAACTTTTTCGGTTTTGTATTCTCAATGGAAAGAAGGATATTTAATGCCAACTGCAAAAGAAAAATATCCTACTTTATACAATTCATCTATTATGAAATGGGAAGGTAATCAAGGGGTCAAAATATATGATTATTTTCAAAAAAATAAAGAAATGGTTTTATTTAAATATCAAGGCATAGATCGTTATTTGTTTAATGAACCTGTTGAAGTAGATTTATTACCAACCTCAATAGCTTATTCATATTGGAAAGGTGTAAGATATGGTAAAGATACCACACCAGAAAAACTAAGAAAAGATTATGAAGTTTGTATTTTAAATCACGGAAGTAAACAGCAAGATTTAAATACGTGGATAAAAGATTATTGGATTTAAATGTATATTGAAACTATAAAAGATGATATAAAATTCATAGTATCTGATAAACCATATTTTGAATTTGAGTATCTACAGACTTTAGCTAAAAAGAATAACATTAAAAAAGTAATTAAAGATTTTAAAGATGAATATTTTGTCTGTGCATTATTAAATGAAGAACCTGCATATTCTTGCACGGCTGTGAACGGCGGCCTTTATAGTCCTAACGTGTTAAGATGTAGTACTAAGTTTTTTGCTAATCCAAAATATGTTGGAAAAACACCCACAACAGTATTTAAAAAAATATGTCAATATGGAACAGAAATATTTAAAGAATATAATGAAGAAAGCTTTAAAAAATATAATTTTTATTTTATATCAAGGCATCCTAATTCTAGTCCTATAAAAAGGTTATATGAAGGGATAGACTGGATAGTGAATGATGAGAATTTATATCTAGTAGGTAAAGATTCTGAAAAATCTTCTTCTTGGAGGCACATTTATTATTCTGGTGATATTAATAATTTTAATGTACCTAAAATGACTCTAAATGAGTATTACTCTAAATTTGGTAATTATAAATTTAATAGAAATTGGTCAGATAACGCAATAGAAAATACAAAACATTTATTCAAAAACAATTCTGTTAAAAAAGTATTAGAAATAGGAACATTTGAAGGAAAATATTCAATATGGCTAGCTGATAATTATGATTTAAAAATACATACAATAGATCCTTTCAAATCTGATATTTACAATTTGTCGCAATCTTTGTTTAATACTGTTGAGAAAAATTGGTTACATAACTTACACAACTGTAAAAACAATAATAAAATAACTTATTATAAAGACTATTCTTTAAATGTACTTCAAAAGTTAATTCATACAAAAGAAAAATTTGATCTTATATACGTAGATGGAGACCATAGGTCACATATTGTTATGCAAGATTTAATATATTCTTTTAATATGTTAAATGATAATGGTATAATGTTAATTGATGACGCAGTAAATTGGAAGGCCAGAGACCACAATACAAATCAAATATTAGAAGATGAAACTTTAAGTCCTAAATTAGCAGTAGATAGTTTTAAAAAAATATATAAAAATAAAGTTAAAGAATTAATTATACCTAAAAAAAATCAAGTAGCATTACAAAAAATATGAAAATAGTAGCAGTAAGAATAGGCAATAGATATGGTCCTGAATATGAAACATATTTAGAAAGTAAACTACCTGAATATGAATTTGTTTGGATAAGAGAACCAATGGCCGACAATATAAAATTACAATGGAATAAAATGTATGGTATGACATTGGACACTAATGAACCTATTTGTGTAATTGATATTGATATATTACTAATTAATGACTATAAAAAAATATTTGAGTATCCTATTAAACAAGGACAATTCTTAGCTGCACCTGGTTGGTGGAGGGATTTAAAAGGCGAAGAAGGTAAAAGATTTAGTATAAATGGTGGCTTCTACAAATACTATCCTAAAGATTGTAAATACATTTATGAAAAATTTATGAGTAATCCAGAATACTGGCAGAAAAAATATATAGAAGAAGGATTTACTTCAGGCCCAATTAATGGCGAACAACACTTTATAGAAGATTCAGTTAAAGAAAAACTTAAATTAATTAAATTACCAAATGAATGGTTTTGTAGAATGGAGGCTAGAAATAAACATTTTGCAAGACATACTGTAGCTACACTGAATAGATTATATAATCAAGTAACTGGTAATCCTTATATGTTTTTAGGAAATGAATTTTATCCTGATATTAAGTATGTGCATTTTACACATATGGATAATCACCCACACGATTGGGAAAAATACAATTTATTCGTATAAAAATTTACCAGCGACATAAAGAGCTTCTAAAGGAGTTTTAGTTTCTCTTAATTTTTTCTTCAATTCACTATTTGTAGAAGAACTTACTTGCGGTAAATCAAATATTTTTACTTTAAGATTAAATAATAAATCTGTTCCTACATTATCGTTTGTAGGTGTAAATAAATGATCTAGTGTTAATTTATCTTGTGGATTAGTAATTGCTGGGTCATAAATTAAACCATATTTTTTTGCTATGTCTTTTACAACCAATTCAAAACTTGCGGATTGATTTTTATGTTTCTGATCTGTCATTGTAGAAATTTCATCAGTAGTAAAAGTTTCTAATAACTTTTTATACATATTATCATTCAAATCAGGTTTGATTGCTATTTCTTGATATGTTTTTAAATCTTCATCATACCATATTGTCAATATTAAATCTTTTTTACTGCTTGAAAAAACAGCATTCGTAAATTTACCTTTACCTAAAATCATTATTCTTTCCTCACCGTTAAGTTATATGTATTTATTGTTATTTCTGAACCGTTTGGAAACTCTTGTGCTCTATAATCATCACCACCAACTTGTAATGTTTGATAATCTCCTGAACCATTTAAACGAGTATCCGTCATAGCAGTTCCACAATTATTTCCACCTATAAGATTATATCCAAATCTAATTCTATAATTTGTAACACTTTGAGCTGTATATCTAATAACATTTTGTAATAGAGTATCAAAAGTTGCCGAAGAAGGAGTTTCAATATCTCCTGTAGCAGTTATTTTAGCAGGAACAGTGTAAGAAGTTACTGATGTATTTCTTTTGTGTAAATAATAGTTTTGTATTGTTATTGGTTGATCTAAAGTTTCTTGTATGCCATCTGCCGTGTATTGTGAAGTATCAGCTCTTGTATCAGTAAAAATTGGTGTAGCACTTACTGCTGTGTAATTAGAAATAGTATCTGTTGTTGCAATAGTATATACTGCACCACCTGAAATTAAATTGTCAACAGTGTCAAAAGAAAACGTATCATACATATCTTGCAAGGTCATTGAACGCAACTCTCCTGTTACTGTGTAGTAAAGTGGATATTGTACACTGTTTAAATTTGAAGGTTCACTATCAGTGGCAATTGTTTGATTTATTCTATCGTAATTTACATTTACAATACTTGGTTCGTCCGTTGTAGCTTCATCTGGAAAAGCACTAATACTTGTTGCAGAAGCTCCTGCTTGTAATCTTGTATCGCTAATTGTTCCTAAATTGCCGCCTGAACCTGTTGTTGATAAAGCTACAGAAGGATTATCAATAAACAAGTTAAACATTCTTGTTTTGATTTCTGTAATTTGAGTTGATGTTAATTCTCTTAAATTGCCATCAGTAAAAAAAAGAGGTGTTCTAACTGCCATAATAATATAGTTTAAACCTATTTATGCACCAGCACCGTAGATAGTTTTTAAAACTCCTCCAGTTGAATTGAGTATTTGCAAAGTAACTAATGTTTTTAATTGGTCTTGACCTACTGCATCATCTGCTATTTTAGCTTCAGTAACAGCATCATTAGCGAGCATAGTAGTAGAAACAGTTCCAGTATCTCCTGTAGTAATTACTGTACCTGATATATTTGGTAAAGTTATTGTTCTGTCGGCCGTAGGATCAACAACTGTAAGTGTTGTTTCAAAATCATTTGCTGTTGTTCCTTCAAATATAATATTACCTGAAGTTAAAATTAATTCTGTACCTTGTAATGAACTTGAACCAGTAATTGTAGTTCCTGATACTGCACCTGAAAAAGCTCCTGTTGTTCCTGAAATTCCTGTACCTGCTATAGTTCCTGCTGATATAATTGAAGAGGCATTTATAACTCCAACTACAGTCAAAGGATCATTTATTGTAACCAAAGAAGTGTTTGTTGATCTAATACTATTACTACTAATTTCAATAGTACCTAATGTATGTAAAGAACCTCCAGCAGTTATATTGCCACTAGTAGCAATAATATTTCCTGCAGACGAAGTAAAATTTCCTGATATGGTTACATTTGGAGTTAAACTTAATGTTAACGTATCTGTAGCACTTACTACGGCGTTAATTTGATTTGAAGTTCCTCTTACGTCTAAAATTTGACCAGCACCTATAGCTTGAATTGTTGAACTTGAATCTCTAATAGTCCAACCTGCAGCAGAAAAGGCAACGCCGGCTATTTCTACAACTGCACCACAAATTGAAGTAGATGAAATACCAGCACCTGCAAGTGTTGAAGGATCACCAAAATCAGTTTGAGTTAAAGTATTTAACTTAACTCGCATTTGTTCTAGTGTATCAGTGGTATTGATTACTGTGAATGCCATTGTTTATTTTTTAATTACCTCTTTTAATAATTCTTTTATTTCAAATAACTCTTGCTTTAAAGTATTTATCTCTTTTATTGTATTTCTTATCTGATCGCCTTGTTGTTCACGTGACTTAATTCTATTCATATATATTTGATATTCAGTATTAGAATTATTTACAATTGCATTAGATTTTAAATCTCTCACCAATGAATCGTGTCCTTGAACTTTAAGTTTCATATTATACCGCTAATGCTATTCCTCTTAAATCTCTAATAATAGGAGGATAAGAAGAAATGCTACCTTTCATAACTATTTTAATTTGAAATGCCGTAAACTCATTTATGCCTGTATCGGAATATTTGTATTCTTTAAAAGTACTAAAGTTTTCGGCCGGTGTTACAGTTGTATCTTCAGCACCATCAGTGTTAAATGGTAACCAACTTAAATCATTTATATTTCTTACTTCTGAAGAGCTTGTAACTCTATAAAATACTCTTACAGAAGAAGATGATCTAACATTTTGAGTTAATCTAACATCTAAAGCTGTAGAAGCATTTTCTAAAATAACTGGTCTTGTTAAATAAACTGCAGCTGATGAAGTACCTGTAGGAGAAGTATCTGATACAAAATTTGGTGTATTAGCTACTGTTGGATTATTTAATCTATTTTGAATTGCCACTAAACTTGTTCTTGCAACATCTATTACGGGAGAAAGTTTAGAATTAGTGCTTCTTAGAATTACGTTTAAAAATAATGATTTACTTCCTGTCATCTCGTTTGTTTCATTTATAGAACTTGCAATAAGTTGAGGAGAAGTAAAGTAAATATTATCTCCTGGAATTACATTAATAGTATTTGTTGTAGAATTTAAACTAAATTCAGACTCAGTACCGTGTATAGATTTACCAGTTGTTGTTCTTAAATTGTAAGATAATGATGTTCCTGGAACTGTTAAAGTAGCTAAATTTAAACACGCCACATCATATAATCTATTTTCAGTTGCGGTTACAGTTGTGCCACCAATATCTCCTGTAGCAGTGGCCGTGCCAGCTGTTGTAATATCATAACTATCTAAAGTTACATTTGAAATGCTTGTATATGTTCCATTAATTTGTGTATGCGTTATACCATTATATGTACCTGCTGCCACTCCAGCAATTGTAACATTATTATTTGAACCGTGCATTCCGTGATTTTTATGGAATACTCTTATTACTCCTGAAGTGTTTGTTGTTCTTAATGAATTGTTAGGTAAAGTTTTTACAGGTAAAATGCCATTTGTAAAAGTTGCTTGACCCGGATTAACTACAGAAAATTCTGCACGATTAATTTTAAACTTAATATCTTCTTCTTGATCTGCTGTCCAAGTTGAACCGTTTTGTGATTTAAATAATACACCTGCATATGGGTTTTCTGATATTGTTCTGTTTGATCCTACCTGTGTATCTCCTAATCTAGCCACCCAAGCATTATAATTATTACAATTACTTAATAAACAAAAACTATATTCTGTTTTTCCTTGTAAATATACAGGAGAAGGAAAAGTAAATTTAGTTGCTGTTGTTGAGTCAGAACTTATATTTACTGAACTAGGATTTAATACAACTTCACCAAAAGGAACAATTGTACGTGAAGGGTAACCATTCACAACTTCTCTTATTTGCATTGTAACCGGAATATTAGCATCTTTTGATTGAAAATAACATTCAATAGATGTTATGAAAACACCTTCAGTATCATCTACTAAAAATGTTTGAGCAATAGGGTCAATCCACGCTATAACTTCACTTGTTTCTCTTGTAGATGATCTTGTAATATTTCTTGTATCATTCACTGTTTGTCTAACTAGTTGTGGTTCTCTTGTTGACACAATTGTATTCTGTACAGTTTCTAAAGAACCTTTAGCAATATAATCTGCTTCAGCAGAAGTTTCAACATCTGTTGTTGAGTTAGTAACTGAACTTGTTAATCTAAATAATCTTTGTCCTGTTCTCCATCTAGGATTACTGTTATTAGTTGGATCAGGAATAGCAAAAGTTCCTGATACAGCACCGTTAGCATCTGTAACTAAATTACCACCTAATGAGCCACCTGTTGGTGTAACGTAAGAAGTAATAGCTATATTATCAAAATAAGCATAAACTCTAGTATTTGGTTTTAATCTAGTAGCAGTAAAATTAATTGTTCTACTTCTAATAAATGGTATGAAAGCTATATTTAATACTCTATCACCTAAAGATGTTCTAACAACCTGAGGAACTAAAGACGATCTAATACCTGTTCTCGTTTGAGAAACTGCTTGTTCAGTTGTTAAAACCGAATCTCTTACAGTACCTACTCTACCTTGGTTCACAGCTCTGTCTGTAAAACTTGTAACTCTTTCTACCGCTGTACCTTGCCAAAAATCTTGCCATTCATTCCATACTGTATCAATTTCTACACTATCTAAATTTGGATTACCTAAGTCACGAACCAGTGTATCAAAAGCACCTTGTTCATTAATTAATAAATCAGGAACTCTATTTGTTTCTTTCCATTCATCGCCTGGAGGATCAAGTGTAACTGAACCTGCCCAAGTAAATACGTTAAAAGGATTTACGTTTATATATTTACTAGCATAAGGCTGACTAATTATAGTTGTTTCTTCATAAGGAAGAGTTATTAAATCTCCAGTTTTTTGATAAATTGCATCTGTTCTATCAGAAGATATAATAGCTGTACCATCATCATCTGCTTCAATTAATTGTACAGATTCAGAATTAAATAAAGGTCTAACGTAACCACCGGCCATATCCATAGAAACTTTATAATCTAAATTTCCTACATCTCCTATTCCGTGGCCTGTAAAATTATCTACAATAAATCCGTTTTTAAATCTATCAAAACCTTCAGCGTCTTGTATTTGTAAAGATTGTGCTTGTGTTTCTAATAAAGACAACTGCGTGTAGTATTCTACGTTTTCAATTCTTTTTTCTAAACGGCCAATATCTCGCATTGTATATCTTTTATTATCTTGTTTTTTAATTAAAAGATCGGATGTATTCAAAGTATATGGATTTAAAATTATTGTATATAAATGCATAGAATTTTCAAGGCCTTTTGGAATTTGTGGATTTAAAGAACTAGCACCTTTTATAACTTTGAAAAAACCATCTTTGTCTAAAAATATTTTATCTATACGTGGTAAATAAAATTCTAAATCAGTAGTTACATCTGAATTAAATTGAACTATATCAACTATAGAAGCTCCTGTACCACTATATTGTCTATCTTGTATTGAACTTGAAACTGTAGAAGCATCATCAACACGTGGTCTAAAATCTAAACAATCTCTTAAATCAAAATTTGTACCTGTTGTATCAGAATTATATGATGGTATATCTTCATAATCTATTACTCCTGAATATGAATCAACATCAAAATAATCTCCTGAACCGTGTGAGAAGAAATCAAAATTAATTAATAATCTTCCTGTTGGCACAATTGCACCTGTTTTTAGTTTAATTCTACCTATATCATAAAAATTATCTCTTTGACCTGTGTCTAAATCAAATCTTGTAGTAATATTTGTACTACCAGTTGTTGCGGCTGTACTAAAATCTGCTGACATATAAACAGCATTTATTTTATAAACGTCCGCTTTTGCTAATCCTATTATTCCAGATTGTATTATAGTTTGATTTGAAATAGCAACTGTTTGACTAGTGTTTAAAGTTTTTGTTTTTGAACCTGCAACAGCTCTTGATATTGTAGCTAAAATTTTAACTTTGTGTCCTGAATAATTAGCACCAAAATCTATAGTTAATGTTTTTCCTGTTGGTGAACCACCTCTTACAAATATAGGAAATCCTTCGTGATTATTTCCTGATAAACTTAATACATCGCCTACAACACCTGTAATACCTGCACCTACTGTCATAATAGAAACTGAAAAATCTTTTTCGGCTAGAGCAGAAAATGTTTCATTTGTGCCGGCTGTTATTGTAACATCACCGTTTGATGATAATGTACCTGTAAAGTGTCGTCTTACATTAAAGTTTGTATCTGTAATACCACCATTTGCTGCAGTTTTTAATGTTTTGATTCTTGTATTAGGTAACTGAAATATTGAAACATTTTTATTTGAACCTTGTAATTTACCACGATTTCTAAATGCAACTGTTTTAGTAGAAACATCAGAACCACCAACTGCTGTTAATAATTGTAAACTTGTATTTGAAGAAATAGATTCAATAATTCTTGTAACTGAATTTCCAGCATCAGTAGTAAATGTAATAGAATCACCAATTTTTAATTCAGTTAAAAATAAAGTACCAAATCCTGTTACTGTTGTTCCACTGTTTGCAACTGATATAGAACCAAACACAGGATATATTTCACCATATGTTGAGTCTGTAGAAACGTCCGCTGTATAAGTAGGCGAACCTGACATACCAACTTGTTTAACTTGTGTAAAATCAAAAGTTTGAACACCTTTAAATCCGTATCTTTCATTTTGTATAACTGCTGTTACGCTTGAAGTAGCACCTGTAATTGTTTCTCCTTCTACGAATGTACCTGTTACATTATTTAAAACTGTAACACCGTGTGCGGCCGTAGGCGCTGAACTGAAAGAAGTTACGTTTACTGGAGTTGTTCCAGCGGCATCAAATAATTCAAAAGTATTTGTTGTAGGATTTTTAACTGTAAATACCGTGCTTGATGTATATGCAACCGAATTAATAGCAAAAGAACCACCTGTTAAAGTGATTTGCATTCCTTCTTTAAATGAGTGTGCGTTTAATGTTACAACTCCAGGACTTGCAACTGAAATACTTGAAACTGCTGCCGATTTTGTATTGGATATAGATTGAACAAAACCAAAAGCTCCTGATGTACCACCTGTTACTTTTTCTCCGTTAGAAAAAGCAGGCGCTGTTTTTACATTTAAATGTGTAAAAAATTCTACATCAAATATAAAATGTTTATAAACTGCACTTGTTAAAGATGTACTAGAAAATATGTTTGCACTGGCCGTTCCATTGTTTAATTCAAAGCCTCTTGACTTAGCACGACCAATTTGTGGAACTGTAACACCTACTGTTGATTGTTGTGTACCTCTTGTAACTGTGGCTGTATCAAATAGATTAACATTTTTAAATGCTTCAACATCACCAGAAACAAATCCAATATCAGGTGAACCAAATACGTTTGTAACGTTTACAAAATTTTCTACGTCAAATCTTGTATTAAAATTATTTTCAGTTTCAAAATCTCTAGCTTTATCTATATCAACAAAAGTTGTTCCTATAGTTTCAATTTCATAACCTTTTACATATGCTTTTCCAGGAGCTAAACCTGCAGCTAATTTTGTTTCAACACCACCATTGCCTGAAGTGTAAATACCTCTATTATTTCCTGATATTAAATGTTCTCTTATATCTAAATCAAAATCTTTTACAGTATAATCACCAGATTCGTCATATGTTCTTCTTGCTAACGTATCTTCTAATATTGCATATTCTGTTGAACGAACTTGATTTTGTCTAATACCATTTGATAATCTTAATAATTCTACAAATTCGGCATCATCTGTTGATGTGAGTGTTCTTTTAGATAATGTTAAATTTATTTTAAATCTATGAGCACCTGGTGCATTTACGTTTGATGACCCTTGAGCGTTATCAACTAAAGTAACATCATCATTTGAAGTAACAAAAGATTCTGTTATTGTTAATCCAACTCTATAACTAGGTGTATTTGTGTACTTGTCTAGTATTAATGTTTGTTCTGATACTGAAACGTGAAAACCATTTATATAATAAACTCCTTCAGCTATATTAGCAGCAGAGCCTGTGGCAGTTGAATTAACTACAGCTGTTGCTAAAACAGTTGCACTTCCTATTGTTCTGGCCTGTATTGTTTCGCCTGATGTAAAAGCAAAAGATGTATTATTTGTTCCTGTTTTATTATATTTAATATATAAAGTATCTGGATCTGTTCCATCTGTTGCAACAGCATTTATACAAATACCTACAACACCTGACGTAACGCCTGTTAATTGTTTACCAACATATTCAGCAACTGTAGCATATGTTTTAGATGTAAGTTTTACAGCGTAATAATTTAAATCAAAAGCAATTTCTCCTGGAATAACCATAGCACCTTTTTCAAAAAGATGGTCTGATATTCTCTCAATTTGATTTTGAAGAATTGTTTGTGATTGTGTTAATTCTCTAGCTTGTACTGCAAAGGCTGGTCTAAAAAGAACTCTATGAAATTTCTTTGACTCGGCGTAGTCATCAAAATAAGGTGAGAGGTTAAAGTCTGTTGGACTTGGCATAAATCTCCCTAAAACTCAATTATTAATTTAATATTTTCAGTTTGGTCTGAAGCTCTTGTTATTGGTGCTCTGTTTTCAATATATATTATATCGCCTTTATGTCTATCTAATTCTGTATCTTTATAACCACTTGTAAATGTAATTTGGTCAGCAGTTTCACTCGCTGTTGCACTTGGTGTGCCTGTAGCACTTGAAGTTTGACCTGTGATAACATTTGCTCCAGAAAATGCTGTTCTGTTACCGTTACTATCTACGCCCTCGTCATTAAATCTTGTTTGTATGTAGTGTAATATTCTATTTGTAGCGTCCCATTCAACAACTTTACCTACAGCTCCTGTTGTTGCTTGATTAATTTCTTCATCAACTACAAAAGTTCCTGGTGTAGGAGAAGCAGCAAATCTTAATGCTTTTGTTGCTCTTAATGTTGTAGCAGAAGCTGCTGAACCGCCTGAAAAAGGATTTCTTAATAAAACAATTCTTCTAAAATCATTTTCAACAGTAAAATCTCCAGTGCTTGCAGATTCAGTTCCTTCTAAACTTGCATTTAACATTACAAAAAAACCACCTAATTCTGATACGGCATTAAAACCGTGGCCACCTTTTGGCGGAATAATTGCATCTATTTCACAACCTGTTAAACTTGTTGCTCCAGCAGTTACTATGTCCGCATTTCTTATATAAGCAATTGTATAACCTGAACCAGCATTTGTAACTGTTGCTGTTACTACAATTCCTCCTGATACGGTAACTGAAATTGTGCCGCCTGTACCATCTCCTCTAATTGGTATAGATGTAAATGTTCCATTAGAACCACCTGTACCTCCAGATTTAATTTTTACTATATTAATAGAACCATCAACGGCAGCTGAAGATATTGTAGCATCTGTAACAACGGCCATAAAATCTGTTGATAAAAAATTTGCTTGTTGTGTTGCTGTTAAAGTGTACATATATTTCCACTTATAACCATCAGCAGTTGTTAAAATTCCTGTAGATGTACCTGTTGGTTCTGTAGTTGAAGCTGCATTACCATTGTTATCTAAACATTTGTAAACGTTTCTTGCTGTAGTTAATACATAGAACGTTGCATCAAATAAAGTTGTTGCACCACTGTTTGCTGTTTGTGTTGTTGTTGTGCCTGTAATTCTGTTTCCGTAATCGTGTCTGTAATAATCGTAAACTGTAGATGTAGTCCAGTTTCTTCTTGGTACTACAAAAGAAATATCTGAAGATGTAATTTTTTTAGCTGCCAGTAAATCATCAAACGTATTAAATTCTTCTATAACACTGTCTGCTGGTGTTATTGCAGCTGAATCTGTACCTTGATTGTCTGACCTTAAATCACCTCTAATTTGTGTAGCAAATGCTTGAGGTCTACCAATACCTAGGTAATATACTTCTGGTGAGGCTTCTGAAAATGACTCGCTAAACTGTTCAGCGTTGTTGATTCTAAACTTATTTGTTATAATTGCTGGCATATTTTCTTATTCTTTCTTACTATTTATACAGTTTCCATTATGGTTTAGTTGGAAATAGTTTGTTTACTAATATGTTATTAACTTGTTCAACAGTTGTTAATCCTTCAGTTAAATCTCTTAGTTCTTGTCTATATGTTTTAATATTAGCTGGTATTTCTTCATTGTTTTCTTTAGCCTTAACAACATAAAAATCAGTTTGATTTAATAAATTATTTCTAAGTTCTCTTAATTGTTCTAATGCTCTATCTAATGCACCAGCATTAAACTCAGCATCTTTTTGTTGTTTTAATAATATTTCTTCTTGTGTTAAAGCAACTTCAATTCCATTAATAATTTGTTTCATTATTTTTTAACTCCATAAAGTACAATAGTTCCATTATCAAAATTACCTGTACTTGGTTTTATTTGAAATCCAGTTATAGCAGTAGTAACTTCATTACTTCTGCCACTTAAATATGTATCTGCTTGATAACCGTCATTTCTACAATAAAAAATATGAGAAGAATATTCTGGTTGATGTGTTCCATTATTGTTATTTGGATCAAATAAATGAACTATAAAAGAATTTTTTATTGCAGCAGTAGTGTTTGATGTTACTCTATTCATATTAACTTTATTGTTTGGGTGTCCATAATGAACTTGACTAGAATTTGCTGAATTAGTATCGTAACCAGAATAATAGTAATTATTGCCAGTTAGATTTGTTGATGATTGTCTTAAATAAAATTCAAATCCAGCGTTATCATCAGTATTAATACTGTTTCCATAAACAACATAAGTGTCATAAGTTGATGAAAAATATCCATCAAATGTAACTGCTGTTGTATTTGCGGCTATAGTTGATGTAGCAAGTTTAACATAGTCAGAAGAACCACCAACGGCCCCTACTAAATCGGCAGCATCATAACCACCGTTAGTTAAAATATTGTTTGCAAATTTAAATGCGTTTGATTGTGCCATATTTTATAAGTACCTTATCGTAATAGTCGCAGCCGAAACTGGAGCTGTTACAAAAGTTAATGTTGTTCCTGATATAGTATAGTCGCTTGTAGGTTCTAAACAAATACCATTTACAAAAACTAATAAATCGTTTACGTTTCTACCACTATTTATTGTTACAGTTGTTGTTGAACCATCGCCTGTGGCCGTTTCTGTTATATTTCCTATAACTATTTTGCCTGCCATCGCTGAATGGTTTTGACATACGTAATATATTGTTGTGCTTAAATTAGAAGGAACTTCGTAGTATAAAATACCACTCACTTTAAGTAAAGCAGAAGCGCCAGTTGTTACCGCACCTGTTAAAGATACGTGAGTTAAACCTGTTGTGTAAGCATTACCTGAACTATATGCTCCTGAAACTGTTTGTAAATGAAAAGGATGGCCAGTGACATTATTTAATCTAAAAGCATATGTTTGTCCTGGTCTGAAATATAAAGTAGGATTGTTTCCTGAATAATGTGAGTTAAATAGATATGCACCTGAACCTGAATTTGTTACATCTATTAATGCGGCCGTTTTAATTAAATCTCCCGTGCCCGGTACAAATTTACCACTTGAACTTACCCAAACTAAACCTTGTTGGTCTGATGGAGCTTGTGTAACCAAATCAACGTCTGTGAATAAATTAATACTAGAGTTTTCGTTTGCAATTTCATTCCAACCACCACTGTCAGCAAAATATGCTCTTGCTGAACCTGTTACTACAGCTAATGCACCTTGATATGTTGTAGCATCTGGTCTACCGCCAGTAGTTGCAAAGTTAAATCTTAATTTATTTCCTTGGCCTGTAGTATCTATTGTTCCTGTTCCTGATAAACTTGAAGTACCAGATAAATTTAAATTAGAAATAGAAGTAGTTGCTGCTGCACCTAATGTGATTGTATTACCACCAATTAATACAGTTGAATTAGATAAAGAAGAATTAGGTATAGCACTTGTAGAAATTCTTACAGTGTTTCCTGCCACAACAGTATCAATACCATTGCCTGTTAAAAAATCTAATCTGTCTCCTAAATTAACAGTACCAACTGTTGAAGTTTCGTCTGTAATTCTTATAAAAGAATTTTGTATATTAGCGTTTGTAATACCAGCAGTACCACTTAAATTTGTATTTGTAAGGCCTGTTATTGTGTTTGTACTCGCTGATATGGATTTGTTGGTCAAAACATCTGAAGAAGTTTCAGTAAGAATGTTACTATCCAAACCTATTGTAATCGTGTCGCCTTGACTTACTGTTGTTGTAATACCATCATTACTTTTTAATTTTAAAGTACCACCTAATGAAATTGATATTGCTGATGATGAGTCATCTCTTATACTAAAACTTGAATTTGTTAAAGAAGAATTACCAATGTTAGATAGTGTATTATTTGAACCACTAATAGTTTTATTTGAAAGAGCTAGTGAGTTATTGCTTGTAACAATTGAAGTAGCTCCTGCTAATAAATTTAATTCAGTAGGTGTAGCAGTAAGTGTAATTGTTGTACCATTACCAAGGGCCGTGTAAATTTCATTAAAGTTAGCGTTTATAATTGTACCGCCGGCACGTAGGTTTGAACCTGTTCCGTCGTTAGCTATCGCTCCTAAATTAAGTGTTTGTTTAGCCATTGATTATTCTTTTGTTATATTTATACATATATTACGGTGTTGTATCATCAAAAGTTATAGGGTTTCCATCAGCATCTAAAGTTTGGTCAAACGTAGTTAATGTATTATCAAATTGATTTCTTGGTGCAATAAGAGCAATTTCTGCAGGTATATTTAATTTTGTTTTTATTTTTCTACCTAATTCTGTAGAACAAAATAATAATGTATTATCTATTCCATCTAATGTTGTTCTTGTACCGAATGTAACATTATTACTTAACTCCGCTATAGAATAATTTGTGTCTGTTGTTCTTACAAAAGCACCTAAAGCTTGTTTATTAATCGTATCATAACGAGGACCTGCATATCCAAAAGCTTGCGTTACATTTATACCATTAAATGTGCCTCTTAACCTAGAAGTTAATGTTAACCCTACAGATTGTCTGAATAAAGTTACATCTCTTGTTGTTGAAGAAAAAGGAGAAATCGTTGAAGTATTTAAATCTGCGGCAACACCTACATTTGCTGTGGCTCTTAAAGTAGTTCCATCATCTATTGTTCCTAATCTTCTACCAAATATTGTAGAAAATAAAGTATTAAGAACACTGAATAAAGGAGATTCAATTGCTGATGATACAGCACCTGTAATAGGAAATCTTATTTTAGCATTTACTCTTGATTGTACATCAACTTGTCCTGCAAAATAAAAACCAGCTGTGTGCATTGTTTTTTTGAAATCATCTCTCCAGTCCGTAATTGATCTAGCAACTTTTATTACATATGAAAAATCTTGGTAAAATAAACTATCTTGTACTTTCATAGTAGATTCGGAAACAAATCCATCTTCATTTACAAATAAACCATCAGTATCAGCAACTGCACCTATAGTCAATATAGCTGATGAATTATTTAATCTTTTTATTGTGGCAGTAGCTCCTGAAGTTGTGCCTGTAACCAACGTATCTACATTAATTGTTCCTGAATTATTTTTTAAAATTAATAAACCTCTTGCTGCATTATAACTTACAACTGTAGCAGAAACTCCACCTGTTATTGTAACTATCTCTCCTTCTAAAAAAACTAAAGAAGCATTTAAAACTATACAAGGTTTAAAAAAATTCAAAGTAGGTGGAGTAGGAGATAATTGATGGTCAACTCCTAATTCAACTGTATTTAAATCTAATACTTGGCCAATTTCTGTGCTAAAAAGTTTTAAATTGCAACCTGAACCTCCAATTGTAGAAATAGAAACAGTAGGTAAAGATTTGTATCCATATCCTTTATTATACAAAAATATATCAGTTACATCTCTATTACCTGTTCCTGATTCTTGTATTAATTTATTTCCTGTATAAGTGTCCGTTTGTGTTGTTGCATCTTCTAATATAATATGATCTTCTGTTGTACTTGTGCTATCTTCAGGAGTAAATGCTCCATTGACAATAGAAATAAATCCTGCAGCACCTGAGCCGCTCGTGTTTGTGTTTGCAAAGACTAAATCGTCGCCAATATCATAACCTGAACCGGCAGTATCAATAAGTATTTCTGTAACGCCACCTGATGAAATAGTTTTTGTTTGAATAATTGCACCTGAACCTCCTCCAATAATAGATACTGGTTCTATTTCGGAATGTAAAGAACCTGCACTTGTTATTATTTTTGTTACTGGAATACCTGTAACAGTGGCCTTAATTAAAATATCATCTGTGTCACTGGCAGTTCCTCTAATTTCTTCACCAACAATAAAAGAACCTAATATACTATCTGCATTTAAAATAAATTCAGATACTTGATTTACACCAATTAAAAAATCTGTAACGTTTTCAACAATAGCTGTTGCACCTGATGTTTGACCTGTTATTGTTCTACCAACTAAATTTGAAGAATTTCCTGTTATATTAAAAGATCTTAAAACTTTATTAGATGTAAATTTACCATCAGATACTCTTAACATTTGTTCACGAGGATAAAACGTTTCGGAAGTTTCGTTAAATAGTAATCTAAAAAATACTTCGTGTCCTATTTGTGTACCTTTTTTTTGGTATATAGATTTTATATTTTTAATTAAATTTCTTTTATTTACATTAGCATTTAAATTTTCTGGTAGTGTAACCAAAAATTCATTTCTGAATTGAGTTAAAAAATTTGAAATAACTTTATCAGGATCTCTAAAATTTAATAATTCTTGTATACTGTTTACAGGATTTGGTTTATAATTATTAATTACAGCACTTGCATTTGAAGTTAATCCTATGATTGTTTCACCTTTAATAAATTTATTTTGTGATACAATAATTAATCTACTATTATCTAAATCTTCTGTTAATACTGTAGAGGTAGCTTTTGAAATTTCACCTTTTATAGTTTCACCTCTTGTAAATTTACCAAACGTAGAACTTTCTAAAAGTATTTTATCGCCTTCATCTAAGGCTGTTCTATCAGAATCAATACGTGAACCGTCTAATATTAATTCATTCTGTTGATTAGTTTCGGTTTCTAATTGAATACCGTCTGTAGTTTCAACGGAAGTAACTGATAGCTCAGCAGCCTCCATAAATGTATAATATGTTTCTAAAAATTTTAAAAATTTAGGATGGTCGTCAATTACGAAATCTGGTACTTGTGAACCAATTAAGTTTGAGAGTTTATCTTTAAATATAGCCATAAAAACTAATAGCTAGTTGTTGTTGTGTAACCTATACCAGCATCTGCTGAACCACCTATAAAAGTATCTGGTTCAACTGTAATAGAAGAATTAGCCACATCAACTTCTACTATTTGATCTCTAACAGGAATTATATCATTTGAATTTGGTTTAACAGTTAATTCTATAACCGTTGAAGTTATTCCTCTTATATTTTCTATTGTTGTTATATTTAATGAATTTAAAGTAATTTGTCCTGTTGAATAATTAATAGTGCCTTGTGTGTTGTTAATATATGATCTTGTTCCTCCTAAAAATCTATATCTTCTTACATTGCCTGCACCATCATCATCTAAAAAATAAATGTTAGTTGTGTCGCCACTTACTTTAAATCCTGACGAC